CCAGGTAAATATATTTCAGAATTTGTAAATAAAAAATTTAATGTATTTTTACCATAACATAATGGGTTTTTGTAATATTCATCCGTCCATTGTCTAGATTTTAATAAATTTATTATATCTTCATTGCCTTGTGTTAGTAATGTATTAAAAGGTGAAAGAAATACTAATACACAATTTGCGGGAACTTTTTTCAAATCTTTCCTAATTTCACCGTGATAAGACACTAAATTATACTCCCTAGGAAAAGAAGAGTCAGATATTCTTGATTTAAAATTATATGCTGTAGATATTAAATATTTCATAAATGTTTCCAAAGTTGATTGTCCATTTGATTTTTCATTATAAATTAATTTAATTATTGATTTAATATATAATTCTGCACGTTTTACTTTATCAGGTTCTAATTTATAATCTATAAATAAACTATCTTGATATCTCTTAGTAAATAATTGATATAATCTAACAAAATTATCATCATTTATTTTAATTTCACTTGCATTTTTAGTAATATTAGTTTTTTTTCTAAATAATCTTCTAACCTTTTTAGTTTGTGTAATATTTATACAACTTAATTTTTTACGATTATTTATTGTATTTAATAAAGATTTTAATAGATAAACCACATCATCTAAGTCGCTATAACAATCAAATTTAATACTTCTATTTGCATCTTGTAAATTTAAGAATATTATAATTTGCTTTTTAAATTCTTCACTTTCTGTTTCATCTTTAATGCTATTAAATCCAAAAAATGGTTCATATTTTATTTCAATATTATTATTACCATTATTAATACATTTATTGATTATTATCAAAAATATAGATAGTTCTGAAATTGTGAAGGTATAGTATATATTTTTAAAATAATCAAGCATTTTTATAGTATCAAATAAAATTTCACCTTCATTGGTAATTTTTATTTTAAAAGTAGGGTTTTGATAAGCATCATCTTCAAGAGTTTCAGTTTCAACATCCATCGCATTTATAAAATTACATTTATTTAACACAATAACAAATTCTTTATCTGAAAACTGCTTATGCATTTCAATTAGCTTTCTAATAATATTTTTATTTATAGTACATTCTTGAAAATAAAATGGAATAGGTATCAAATCCCTACTTGTTGATAAATTCAAGGAAATTTGTTTTATTATTGAATAAAATCTTGTTAAATTCTGGGTTTCATTAAAATTAATATTGTTTAAATTAGACATTTTTTTTTTAGTTTATTTTTTTAATTAATTTTATTATTTAACTAGATATTTGTTTTATTATTTAACTAGATATTTGTTTTATTATCTAATAACTTTCTGAATTTATACTAGCATAACTAGCATAACTAATTTATTTATTCTGGAATGATTATTTACAGTTTGCTATTTATAATAATCTTAATCTTTGTATATGAAACAGTTCAACGTTTATTTAAACTGCGAGAAGAATATTTTAGTAATGCTAGAGACCACTTCATTGCAAATCCTCTGCCGAGCGACCCCTCTCTAGCAGATATTTCTAAAACTATTGCTATAAATTGCAAAGCTTATCCGGCCAAGGCTAATTCTATCCAAGCCGCCGACATTTCGCCACATCCAGGGGAATTGGATACACCTTATTATGCCCAGTTCAAACCGCTAGAATACAATCCTAGACGCCTGTATTATTTTCGCAGGGATATATTGGTTCCCGAGGGTTGGCGACGTTCTGCGGATGATGATACAGAAATCGCAAACGTGCAAGCATTATATAACCAGGAAACCGACCCCGCCAAGAAAGAAATATTACAAGATGAATTAGACCTATTCAATTGGCGATCGACCATTTTAGCAGAAAAAGATAAAAAAGGCATTTCACGCAGTATGCGGGATATTACTACTGATTACTATCCAGCAGAAATAGGAATGCAGAGGATATGGCGAGAACCACATTCTCACATCCGCGATTATTCGCACGAACTTAATTATGGATACAAAGCATATTCTAATTCTAGAGGAACAAATAAATTAAATAATTCCAAATAATGCCAAATAATGCCAAATAAAATAATTTAGAAAACTAGATGTAAAGTTAAAATGTATTTTTTATCAGAATGGCATTATTCAAATATAGCCGGATACCTAATATAGATTCTTATCAATGTCCCGACATCAATACTGCAACTTTACCATTAAATAATGATTTACAAGTTATAATGTCTCTAGAGTACAAAGATATTCCAAATATTGTAATAATGAAAGGTGAGTATCTAGAATATGAAGATACAATCTGGTCTATTCTAGGATGTGCTTGCTGGTGTGGATGTTTTCCTGAAAAGAAACTTAGGTGTGCGAAAACGGGATACATGGTGCGAATTCCAATTTCATTTCAATCTAGCATAGGTGCAGCTAGAGATAGTAATTATAAACTTAGTTATAAAACGTGGGCGGTGTTAAGTAAACCTAATTTTATCTACAAACAAGCCGGATTTCTGTATTTAGGTTTTGAAGTACCTCTAGAAGATTATATTCACGATTATAAGATAATTGAAAAAGGCAAGAAAATGATAGAAGACATGCTAGAGCTATTCTAGTTAGTGCTAGTTGGCATAACTGGCATAAGGTTAAAATTGCTATCTGGTTGTAGAGTAAAGAATCGTGTAGCCGCAGAATCTACAGGTACCGTATCATATACTTGCTTGGCATAATTAGCAGTATCTAGAAGACCTTTATTATTAAAATAACTAGCTGAATCCATTATAGGAATACTAGTTGCTATTGTATTGTTTTCATTTTTATTTTCATTAATTTTTGTTAGCCTTACATTAATTTTGTTTATGGGAACTATAAAATTACCTTGAGTGAAAAGGGCATTTGCATAATTTGCTGCTGCCACCGCTGCTAATTCATTTTTACTAGTTTCTATAAGATTAGGATCAAGCACAGTAAAACTAACTGCAAGTGTTTGGGTGCCTATATCTCCGGTATAGTTTAGATTGGTAATACGACGAACAGATACACCTAGCGAACTTGCAATACCGGTAGTTAGTTGGGTACTAATCAATTCTGCAGGTATAGTTGTTTGCGGTGTTGTAGTTGTCACTGGTATAGTAGTCGTTATTGTTGAGTCATCAGGATTATCAAAAGATTCATTTATTTTTTTAAAAGTTAGAATGCCTAGAAGAGCTATCAGGGGTATTAGGAGTAATAACTTGAATAATAGAGGATGCATTTTATTTTATTAGCTAATGTATATATAGATTTTTCCTTTCTAGAATTCTAATATTCTAATATTCTAACATTATCTTTTTCTTCTTCTATCTAGATAGCACAGGATATCCCAATTAGAAATCCCAATTAGGAAAAAATAATTATCTTGTTATAAATTAAGTAAATAATTCATCTCATAATATAAATTTATAATGCCTTCGTCTAAATCTGGAAGCCATAAGTCTCGTTCCAAACAATCGCATTCCCTAAGTGCGAGCGGAAAGCGTTCATTTACCATTAACCATGCTTATCACGTAGATGGTTGCCCTACTAAATTCAGCCGTGCTGACTATACTGGTCGTTATAAGGCTCATACTCCCCAGCGTGCGGCTGAAAAGGCTCTAATCCACTTGTGCCACGTCAAGCGTATTCGTGGTCAATGTACCCTATATGTTGAAATGCGTGAAACTACCCAGGGGTCTGAACACAAGGTTTTCGCTTACAAGGTCAAGCGCATTCGTTATGCTACTCCTAAAGTAGTTGGTGATCGTACTTATTATTATAGCCGTCACGCAGTAGCAGTTGACCGTGTTCCGACAGAAAAGTGCCCTAAATCACATAAGTCCTCTGGTCGTATGATTTCAAGACATAGTAAGATGCTTCATTCTAAGAAGCATTCCGCTAGCCGCCATACCAAGAAATCTAGTGGTAAATCCAAGAAGAGTGTAACCCGTAAAATTACCAATGCTGTTCGGAGTACATTGAAACGTGTTAGCAAGATGCTCTAGATAGATAATATTTCCATTTTTTCATTTTAACTATTTTTATAAATAAAATGTTTTATAAATAAATAAAATGTTTTTATAAATAAATAAAATGGCTTAAAGAGTTCGAATTACTACTAATTACAAAGGTGTGTATGATGCTGATGTGGCCGAGTTGGTTAAGGCGGTAGACTCAAGATCTACTGGGAATTATCCCTCATGGGTTCGAATCCCATCGTCAGCAATTATATATCTTTGTCGCTTTCTTCCTTTTTACTTTTTTCTATTCTTTCTTCTTATAATGATTTTTTTCGGCTGGTGTAATATAAAAAATTGATTAAAAAATTGATTAAAAAATTGATTTTACTAGCCAGATACAATTGAATATAAATAACATATATTGGTGCATATACTTATCGAAATGGCAACACTTGATGATATAATAAATCAATCATTTCAAGAAGAGCAAAATCGGTTTAATAGAAAAAAAATAAAAACTGGAGAAAGCACTAAAGTTGCTAAATTATTTGAAGAAGTTAGCCTAATTAAAACGGAGTGCAATATATGTTATGACTCGGTAGAGTGTATTCAATGTTATCAATGTGATTTCAAATATTGCGATAATTGTCTAAGTAAAGTAATATCCGAATTTACCAAGTGCTCCGCGTGCCAAGCTAATTTTAAAGACAATTATGCTCAACTTAAGGATAAAAATAAAAAGAAGCCTGCTAGTGTTTTAGCATCAAAAAATACCTATAGGGATACTTCTACGTCTAAAAATACATCTATGTCTAGAAATACATCCAGAAATACATCTACTAATATCTTTACTGGTACTTCTAACGCAATTTGCAAAGAAGATTTATTATTAAGCGATTATGAAATAGAGCAACTAACACTGCTATTACAAATGGAAAATATCAATCTAGAATCAAACACTAAAAAAAATTACAATGCAATCAATACTCGCAACAATACTCATATCAATACACATATCAATACTCGAAATAATAATCGAATCAATACAAAATCATCAGATAATACCAATTTGTATCTAGATAATGCATTTGATGATGAAATAGAATCGTGCCAATTTCAAACAGTTAAACAAAATGGTAGATATAATTTCAATGTACAACAAAATAAAGATAGCAATGAATTGATATATACTTTAAATAATTATAATTTATGCCCAATTATACTAAATTATAAATTGCTTGATAAATGTTTTCAAAGAGCAGTATTTATTTGTCTAGTAGAATTAATTGATAAACCAGATATTTTTCAAAATGTATGGCAAACTATAGCAAGTATGATTTATAATTTTACTTGCAATTATAATCACTTGATTCATAGCAAGAATATTAAAAATCAAGCGTTTCTGTATCAAAAGCAAGATTTAATTAATACTTTCAATCAGATGGTATCTTATAGTTAGAATTATAACACAAAAAACGGATAAGGGATAAGCATTTGGTATTGATTATGATGATAGCTTATTAACTCCATAGATGTTTAATGAATATAGAATTTATTTTTTTAGATAATTCAAAAACAAATTAAAAAAGATTCATATAAATTCTTATAAAAAAATTTCTAAATATTTAGATATTTAATTATCTAAATATATAATAAGATAATCTATTTTTTACAATAATCTTTTTTCGCAATAAAAATGTCTGATAAAATTGTAAAATATTTAGGAATTGCAGTAGGTGGATGGCTTTTTTACCTAATAATTACAGGTATAATAGGTTTAATTATATTTCTTGTAGTATTTTTTACTGTAGTTTATCCTAATATGAAAAGCTCATCAAATAAAATACAGCAAGCGCAATGGTAACAAGTAAACCCGCCACCGTGGCACAGATAAATACCAACTATCTCATTTATTAAATCCTAATTGTAAATATCAATTGATAATCTAATTATCTAAAATATCCCAGTTTTATCAATGCATTCTTGCTAGTATCTTGTTCTGCTTTTTTGGGATTGGAACCACGTCCTTCTCCGAGAACCTCCCGTGTCTTAGGATTCACCAATTGCATTGTAATTATTGTTTCTCCTGTTCTTGAAATATCATTTTTAACTGTTTTGAATTCCGGGCTATACTTATGAATCCGCTTGATAAGCTTGATTATCTTATTCTTATAATTGCGATCATCTAGAATAAATGTGGTAATATCTAGCTGTGATGCTTCATCTTCAATAAGATTAATCAAGAATAGCTCTGCAACTTGATATCCAGCCCCAGAAATAAAGGAACTGAGGAAACCATGTTTATCATTATTGAAATCCAAATAAATAGCAGCAATAAAAGCTTCAAAAATATCACAAAGAATTTTATCTTCCTCTCGGGCATTTTGCAGGTCATCTAGTGTCCGGCCAATAACTAAATAATCGTGCAAACCAATGACTTTCGCTAAGTGGCCTAGAGTGATACGATTAACAAATTGTACTTTCATCGTGGAAAGGAATCCCTCCCGTTGGTCCGGGTACCGGCGATATAAATAGCTAACAATAATGTTCTCTATTACAGCATCTCCCAGGAATTCTAGGCGTTCATAACTGCGTTCCCGCAATAAAACACATCCATCCGGATTTTTAACCACTTTTACATTATCCCGTGAACATACCTCTTTAATCTTACCAATAGTATAAGATTCGTGTACCATAGCATCTTGATATAAGTCTAAATTATTAATATTCTGGAACACACCATATTTTTTTAGTATATTTTGTACTGCATTCTTAGTTATCAACTTATTTACCTTGTTGAATGGATTTAGATAGCCAGATACGAGCTCATCCGGTGTGGTAATAAGTTCACCTGATACATAATTTCTTGTTTCCATTATATTCTTATAATCTGGGTTTGCTAGATTGTGTTTATATATCCTAGAATACTTTTAAATTATTTAATCCATTCTATATAATTAAATTTCAATTTTTCTAATAATGTAAATTTACCAATTCTACCAATTTTATTATTTTTATATTTTTATATTCTTATATTCTTATCATCCACACGTAGCCGTTTGTGTCGAATCAAGGTAAAGGAATCTAGTTTCCTAAATTATTTATCTATATTTTTCTCTAGCAATTCGCGTTTCATGCTTTCAACTATATTCCGGCACACTTTTAAAACATTACACCTTCTAGAATCATCCCATTCCGCTTTCCTAGAGTTCATAACCACATATAATAAATCAAAAGTCCCTCGAATCAATTTGCCGCGGTCTTTTTCGTGCAATACATACTGCCCTTTTGGTATCACCTGATAAAATACTGTATAATGTGATGCTAAGAATGCCTGTATATAATCAGCATCTACCCAATTAGGTAAAAATGAAACTACTGTAAAATCCGTTCCTAATTCCTGCATTTTATTTAGCAAATTAATACACATTTGCGTTGTAGTAGCCATTAGCAAAGGCAGATATGGCGGATTATAGAACACACCCCTCAATCCGAGATTCAATAATTTATCAACAGTGAGATTATAAAAGCTACCTACACTACCGAATGTTTTATCAGTATCTAGAAAGAGGGAACAAAACATATTCATATTGAAATTCAACGGACTTGCAAACATTTCAAACCCAATATCCAATTGTTCACTGATTTCATCATATAATGAGAGTCCTATTGACCATTGTTGATTAGACATATCAAATAGTGAATAACGTAATAGCATTCGAACTATATCAAATGGGAATGGACGGTCATAATTTCGAATTAATCTAGCATATCTTTTAAAATTAATAACCTTGGAATATCCGCGATAACGAATAATATAATTCTCACTATCAGTAACTAATAAACTACACTGTATATCCGCAAAATATCCGGGCTTATTACGATTAGTATGTAAGTCTTGTACCGATTTCATATATTTATAATTTGCACTACTTAGCATTTTAAGCAGTTGTTGTAATTTATCAGGTGTATATCGAAATTTCTTTTCTATATATTCGGATATCATCTTTTTAAAATAAGGTGTTTCTTTCATTACTGCTTCATTGGATAAGTCTTTATTGAAAAAAAGATATCTACTATTTTGTTCCATATCCACCGGTTCCTGCATTTGTATATGAGAACGCGGAGTAATACCGTGATTAATACATTCTAGAACAAATCGCTCAATTATATTTTTATTTTCATATAGCTTTCGAGTACTGGTATTTGGCTCCGATGTATATGTATGTAGTTTAAAAAGGGTTTCAATACTTTTTACCAATTCTTTATATATAATATAACGGTTATATTCCATTTCTAGAAGTATATATTGTTCTGATGTAAATCGAAAATTTTTAGTTTGATTGGGACTGAATATCGGGAGTTTGATAGAGTTATCTGGTGGAGTTTTTTCACCCATCCTTGATTTGTGTTTTCGGATACTAGCATATAAGGGTTTAATATTTTTAAGTTAAGAACATATTGGATTTAATATTGGATTTAATATTGGACTTTGATTATTCGTTAACCTAGATAAAAATACCAAAATATCTAATGATTTTTAAATCGTAGTAGTCTAAAAGATATAAAAATAAAAAGATTCTAGAAGCTTCTAGAAGTATATTTAAAAATATTTCGATAAGTAATCTTGTTTTTCCTTAGGGCTTTTTTCCAAATATTTCGTTTAGAAATCCTAATCCTCCTGCGACCTGCATTTTTGAAATCTTTTTGTATTTATAACCATTCTTGAATTTTTTAATATTAGGCATATCCTTAAATAGCGCCCTTTTATTGAAGGATATGCCTAATATGACCGAACGATTAATCTTAGTTTTATTTGATTGTTAAAAAATAAAAATAGGTAATTTAAATTTAGATTGATCTTAATTAATGAATTAAGCCTTCCACGAAATCTACACCTATTTTTATTTCTAAGTTTGGATAATTATTTAAAATTAAACTTTCAATAATGTCTTTTAATCCTTTCAAAAACATTTTCCTATAATCTGATAAATTATCTTTCAAACAAATATTTATAAAATCTATTAAATTAAAATTGTCTGGGATAATTTGATTCTTATATTTATTATCTAAAATTTCATATATAAATTGTGCTTTTTCAATTATATCTTTTTTTATTTTATCATAGTGATACATTAATCGATATTCATTTTTGGACTCTCCATACAAAAACATAAATTTGCCAATACAATCTTGTAGGGCTGGAACTATATATTTCCCTGCAGGTATTTTTATTATTATTTTTATTTCTTTTTCCTTTAATGTTTTTATTAAATCACTTATTTTTGTAGCTATTAGTTCCTTGATTTTAATTTGTATTTCTTTTGGAACAGGATTATTATTTGTATTAGCTGTCGATATATTTGTACTTAGAACATGGTTAGATTTATTACGAATTCCTGCATATTTTAATTTTTTCCGAAATGCTGCATCTCTTTCATTTAGATTTATCGCCTCTGCCCGCTTAAAATATTCTAGTTCTTCTTCAGACACAGCAGGAGATTTTTTATAGTTTTGTTCCTTGATTTTAATTTGTATTTCTTTTGGAACAGGATTATTATTTGTATTAGCTGTCGATATATTTTTACTTGGAACAGAGCTTGAATTTGGATTTGTTGTAGTATTTGTTCTTGCGGTAGGAGGGGTTGGAGGGTTAGGAACTTTTTTGTTAGTATTTGGTGAAGTGGTTTTTTTCCTAAACAATTTACCCAAAAATCCACCACCCCCCCCCTGTTGAAAATTTTTCTTTGATTTATTATTTTTATTATTTTTCTTGCTTCTAGTGCTAGGCATTTGTATCTTAATATATCTTAATATATACAAATAAAAAAATTAAAACATTTCTAGAAATACATTCTAATTCTTAGCAATATAAGTTTCAGCAACCCATGCTAGAAGCACTGCCACAGCAACATATCCGACATAGTAGAGTGGTGAGCCATCATTGAGTTGTAGGCTCTTATTGAGGAAATACTTGCAGCATTCATTTGAAAATTGAAAACTATGAATATATTATAAAGGGTAGGGACATGTATGTCCCTACCCTTTAATTTTGAAAAACAAAACTGAAATAATTTGCGATGTTCCGCTAGAAAAAATAATTAAAGAAATACAAGATTGTAAAAAATTATTACACCTTTAAACATTTAAAATGCCGTTTTGTTATTTATTATTGACATAAAATTATAGGTAATAAAAATAATTTAAAGAATATTAAATACCAATAAGTAAGATATACTTTTATCAGTTTTCTATGTCTTCCTTATCTTTGGTTTTTTAACCATAGTAAGTTATATTTTCCTAAGGTTATTTGTATATGTCTACTTTCAGTAGTAAAGGTCTTTAAGCCTTGCATATCTGACGATGTGCAGTTTATCTGTCTATGATAGATATTATAGGCACCAGTGCTATTTTAAGTAGGTTAAACGTGTATAAATACCTATGAAGGCTTAGTAGCGTTAGATGTTTTGAAAACATATTGGCTAGCGTTAATTTGCCTATAAACCCATATCTAAAATAATAGGAAAAGAAACTTGTTTTTTACCAATTACTGGCATTAGGCTATCGGACAGCCTATGGTAAAAGCTAGTAGATATGTTGTTTTTACTAAACTTCAATGTTAAACCTTTATTAAAATGTTGTGTAAAATCGGCGTTTTAAATGTATAAAGGTGTAAAAAATATTCTGATACCAATTGAGATAAACCTAATATGTAAATTGTATTCTAATTCTTAGCAATATAAGTTTCAGCAGCCCATGCTAGTAGCACTGCCACAGCAACATATCCGACATAGTAGAGTGGTGAGCCATCATTGAGTTGTAGGCTCTTATTGAGGAAATACTTGCAGCATTCATTAGCAGCTAGGGCGGAAAAGATAACTAACCCTAGAACGACCCATTTGCGGGCGTCCTGCATCCCGTTGGTGCCGCCATCACTGAAACCTTCGATTTTGGCATTATTCGATGTAGAATTAGCAGATGGAACAACAACAGCAACGGGGCCAGGAGCTGCAACTTGAACCTGTTTGCCAGTGGTCGTGACAGCTGTAGTGGTACCTGGAGCGGCAACAGTAGAAGCAGGAACCATTACCATAGCTTGAGTAGCTACCTGACCGCCACCCATAGTAGAGCCAGTAGAGCCCATTCCCATACTACCAAAATTGGAACCTTGGGTAGTATATCCGGATGCAATAGCACCATTATATTGCCTGACCATATTAGATTGAGTTCCATAGGGCATAACCATACTAGCAACCATTGAGGAATTAGGATCCATTTGCATATTTACGTTATTGGGAAGGATGCTCTGGACAGTATCACAGGAATCGCAACCATTACCTAGTTCATAAAAACCCATTTTTCTAGATGATGATAATTTGAAAGTGGTATAAGATAGTTCTAGAATATAGAAAGAATTTAATTTGCTGAGGGAGATATTAAATAATGGGAAAAGATAATAAAAACGTAAATAAAAAGAATTTAATTAATATCAAAAATAGTTATAATGGGCATATTCTTAAATAAATCTATGGGAAAAATAATATTTAATTATATTTTTTAAATAGATTTATTTAAGGATATGCACATTATTTCCGCATTAGAAAGTTTTTCAATATCTTTAATATATTTACACTACTAGATGATGTAGATGCTACTTGTTGTACCCCTGGTCGTGGTGATATGCTTCCTTTTTGAGATAATTGTTTGCTTCTTTCCGCAGTGCGTTCTTCCATTTCTGTCGATTTTTTATTGTAATGTTCCAAACCACCATCTTGCAATTTATTTAATCTAGCGCGATGCGTTAAACTATTTTGCAATTTACGCGAATGCTTAGAACGTCTAGCGCGATTAGAACGCTTGAATTTCTTGGTATATTTATTTGTCATTGGTCTTCTTACTCTAGAGGTTGAAATTGTCGGGGTTCTCTAATAAAATAATTAGATATTTAAGAAAAAAGGACAAACTATATATCTACATTATATTTTTCAAATAATTCAAAATAACCTTCCAGCACAAACATACCTAAAACTCTCTATATACCCACCCATTCACCAAACATATAATTCTAGATATAAAGATATTCTAGCATTCTAGATTACCTAGCCACCATATCTAAAAAATACATTCCGCCCCAAACTAGAATGTCACAAAAGGTTGTAGAATTTTACTTGGCTACTTTAAAAGAATATAGCCAAAAATTAAATAAATCCAAATTAACAGTGTTAATGCAAGTTGGTGAGTTCTTTGAAATATATGGACTGATTTATCCCGATGGTACCCGGGAGGGCAATGTTTGGGAATTTTGTGATGATGTCAATCTAAAAGTAGCTGCCAAACCCCAGGTGGTTTATGACCGACCGGAAATCCAAGTATTTATGGGCGGTGTAGGTGAATCATATGTAAATCCCTATATTCAAAAAGCAGTAGACCGATTCGGTTGGACTATTGTAATTTTCGACCAGCAGAGAATAGGTAATTCCGCGAAGTTTGAACGCCGAGAAGCTAGTATTATATCTCCTGGTGTGAATATCAATTCTGATAATTTTAGCAATATATCCATGGTTATCTATATGGAGCAAATTCGCAATTATTATACAAATACTTCTAGCACATCAAGACCACATACAACTACTATCAATAAGTCTTCAATGCAAATCCAGATTGGTGTAGCCTTCATCGATTGTCTAACAGGTGATAATGGTGTAATGTCAGTGAATAATACAGCTGCCGGCGACTTATCCATTGCGCTAGATGAATTATTAAAGCTACTAACTATTAAAAATCCCAATGAACTCAATATCTATCTAGAGA